TGTTGCTCGGTTGTATTTTCTACGACCAGAAGCAGTAAGACCCCCTGTGGGATCTTTATCCTTCTTAGTCATTGATACACCTTTAGACATAAAAAATGTAAGCTATTTAAAATATAACACTCTTATGCAATCTTTAAACTATTTCTTTTTCTTCTTCTATGTTGATAAGTAATATTTTTAGAACTTGTCTTTTCTCTTTTAAACCTGGCTTTTTCTTTATTACTCATCTCACTTGTAGTTTTAGGAGTCTTGCTACTAATTCTTTTAGATGGTCTGCAAGCAGGGTAAGGTCTGCCTTTTTCATTAGTACCTCGACCACATTTCTTGCCTGTTTTGACATCAACCCATTTTTCTTTAAACCATCTTTTAAGACTCATTTGCCTACTTGTTTCTGTGCAGCAGTATGAGCCTGTTTAAATGATTTACCTTCACGCATGAGCTTTTTCATAAGGTTCATGTGTTTTGGTGTGTGATGAACTGAATGTGCTTTCAGCTTTCTCATCTGTGAAAGATTAAGCTTTGCCATTTTTCTTTTTGTCTCTCAATCTGCGAACTAATAAAAAATCTTCTTTAGTGAGTTTACCATCACCAGTTTTATCAAGACTTTTCTTTTGTTTAGCTGATAGTTTTTTCATGCTTTAGTGTACCCTCCACCTGCTGCTTTGTATTCTCTTACAAGTTGTCCACTTGCATAAGCACTAGGCCATTTTTTGACCCTTGCTTTTACTTTAGCTTTAATTCTTGCATAAAGCTTTGGTTTTGTAGGTTTGTTAGCCATTACCAAATACGTTAGAACCTTGTAAACGCTGTTTCACGTTTTCTGTATATGCTACATCTTTTTCCCAACGAGGATCAGACATAGCAGTTACTACTTCTGCTGTAGATCTAAATGGTGTAGGTCCACTTGTTGAAGCACGACCTGAGTAAAGACTAGGTTCAACTCCCATAGCGTTATTGTATTGTGAATAGATACCTTGAACAGCCAACTTAATAGCAGGTCCATCTCCAGTATCGGTAAGTTTGTTAAAAGCCTGGACTTCTTCAGCAGGCAGATTTTCTATAGCCCAAGAAACCATCTGACCATAGCTTTCATCTCCACCAACTGAATCTTTAATACCTTGTGAATCAACTTCACCTGCTATCCCTGCATTACGAAGACCATCTAAATAGGTATCAACGATTTGTTTTGAGAAACCAGCTTCATTTAGTTTGCTGTAATCATCTTCAGAGATTTCATCATTTTCTGCAAATCTATTTGATATGTCTTGTGGATCAATACCAACTTCTTCTAAAACAGAAGCAAGACCTTCTCCATAAAATTCTTCTGCATTAAAATCAGAATCATTTGTTTCCTGTTCTGTTTCTGCTTCTTCTGTTTGTTCTTCAGCGTTAGCTTCTGGCTCTTCCTTGGTTTGATCTATAGCACCAAGCTTACCTTCAAGTTCTTTATAGCTGCCAACAAGATCTTCAACAGTTTTAAACTTGCCAGCATACAAACCATTTTCATCTTTTAAACCTTCCAAGTCGTTAGCCGACATTGGCGGTGTTTCTGAAACATTAACTTGTGATGATGTCATAGTAGTTTTCTTTTAACTATAGTGAATTGTATTGCCATGTCCAGTAACGACATCACCTGACTTCTCTGGTACAGGGTTAGTTTCGTTTACACCAAGTTCGCTAACGATAGCTTTTTCTGTTGCATTTCCTGGTGTTTCTTTTTTTGTACTAGGCTTCTTGCTGGGCATCTTGAGTTTCCTCCATTGGTTGTTGTTGTTGAGCATCAGCTAGTTTTTTAGGATCAACTAAAGGTGAACCTAAAGCAGCAGGTCCAAGACTTTGAATAAGCTGCTGTTGTTGTGCTGCCTGTTGCTCTTCTTGAATTTGTTCTTGTGTTTTTATAAGGTTAGCAGTATCAATTCCTATACTGGTAGCAAGACGTTTGACTGCTTCATCTACATTAACGTACTGTCTCATAACATCTGGTCCTAAAGCTTGAGCTACAGTTCCTATAAACTCTATTAATTTATTTCTATCATTACCTCTACCAAGTCCTTGCAAGCCTGTAACGATCTTAGGTTTGACCAGTTCATCAGGTAGCTTGGGAACTTTACCTTGTCTTACAAGTAAGTGCATACGTCTTCTTAGATAAGGTAGTTGAAACTCCTGAGTCAAGATACTGTAGATACCACCAAGACTATTTTCAAGTTCTTGTGCCATAAGATTTATTTCTGCTGCTGTTACTCTTTCTGCGTCACGTTGTACTGATCTTGCCATCAGGAAAGCAAACTCAAGTCTTTGTTCAATACGTTGTATGGCACTAAAGGCAACATTAAAATCACCACCTTTACCTACCTGCATTACAGAAATATCTGATGCTGTGCCTTCTCTTACTGCACCATTTGGAGCTTTTGCTATTGTGGCTGCCCTTGTCACCCCATTAGGATTTACAAGGAATATAGTCTTTGCACTTGCAGCAGCACCTTCAATTATTGCCTGCATCAGAGACTCAAGACTGATTAAATCTCCTCTGTATTCTTCAACATATCCTCTTCCGTAATCTTCACCATCAACTCGGATAAATCTAAGAGGTAGCCAAGGTGTTACATCAACTCTTGATCTACCATCTGTACCTGGTATCTTTTCTCCTTTACATTCTTGAAACCAGAAGACATCATCATTAATCCTTTGAATATGTGTATATATATCAAGATCATCTGTCATTGTCTTAGCATCATAGTTCTCTTTCTTTTTAATCTGTTCTAGGAAATCAGCAGGCAAAGCTTGTGGGTGAACTGTTTCTTTTGTAAGTATTTCTAAGACATTACCTACTTCATCTCTTTTACATACAAACTTTGATAATGGATATACCTTTAATCCTTTATCTGTCAGATATAACAAGACATTACCAGACACGACAAGATGCTTGATAGCTTCAAACATAGCAACTCTGTCATTAGATATTTCTATCTGATTCATCAAAGCATTTTCTATTGTGCGTAGTCCTTTATCTATTTCACTTTGCATTTGTTCTTGCCCTTGCTTTCTAATTTCAAGAGCATCTATTTCTAATTTAAAAAATGATGTGCTTGGTGGAAGCAAAGTCATTAATAATTTATTCGACAAACTATTAACACCACGACTACCAGTAGCCTGGAAAGGTGTTTTGATTCTTGCTCTTGTGCCAGATGTCTGTTCTGGTATCAAACTTGGTATTGTTAATTTTGAAGATTCTTTTGCTTCTCTATCGTAGGTTGATCTACTGCTAACAAGTGCTTCATACCTACCTGCTGCGGTTGTGCCTTGTGCTGAGTATTCCATATTAAGTTGGGTAATTTAGATTACCAGAAGAACTACCTGTTGTGCCTAGTAATGGTATCTGTAAAGATTTAGTTCCCATTCTTCTACCCAAAGCAACCTGACTTTCACTCTTTTTCTTTTTCTGTTGCTTACCTACTACAACTGCATCAGCAGTCTCTTCTATAGGAGAATCTTCTGGCTCTTCTGCGGGTGCAGGTGGTGGTGATGGTTGCCTAAAAAAACACATAACAAGTGTATATTATTTTTTCCTTATACTAGCATGAGCTAAATGATTGTCTTCTTTTTTGTTTGGGAAAGCTTTTTAGCTGTCGTAATAGTTGGGTTTTGTTTTGCACTTACAATTTTTAAACTGTCTGCAACTTCTGGAACTTTTTTAGAAGTTTCTTCAATGTTTTCCTGTTCGCCTGTAACCACAACAGGATCATTTTTACTTTTATATTTCTGTACCGCAGGTTCTCTTCTACTACTACCGAAAAAACACATAGTTAGTTCTCCAATACTCTGTTGCTTAACATAGTTTCTTTTTGTCTAAGTTGTTGTTCAATTAAATAATCAACAACAGACCTTTGCCCTGCACGATACCACACCTCACGATCAGTAAGCGATAGGTCTGGATGTCTATTAGGAAACACTTGATCTAAAGCTTGTATAAGTTCGTCAGTAATTACTGGTAAAGGCACAAAAATTTAAAAGCTATTCTTATAGTATATGTTAATGTATAGATAACAAGGAGTGGTTACCTTGTTGCAACGCAATAAAAAATCTCTAGGTAAGTGGTTCTATCTAGAGATTTTTTTATGGCTGCCAAAGTTTAACTTCACCTGTGCTGTAGTTATAATCTCCTTCTCTAAGTATTCTTGTAAGTCTTACGTTGAGAATAGCATCAGCAATACTATAACCTTTCTTTGTATATGTCTCCTGTACCTTAGACCATAGTGCATCTCTAGTATCTGGAGTATTGGCTAGTGTCTTGGAAGCAGTAACCATACCCATACCTTTAAGACCTGCGATACCATCACCAGAGTCACCAGCTAGTGACATCTCAAACCAATGCCTATCTGCTTTCTTCTCTGTTATATGTAAGATCTCATCTTCTTGTATTAACTTACAAGGTATAGTCTTCATGTCTTTATCAACAGATACTATGATTGGATTTTTATACTGACCATTGGTAGCCAACAACCCAAGAACATCATCTCCTTCTAGGTTTGGATAGGCAGCAGATTCATATTCATTCTTAATTTTTTTAATAATACTTTTTAGTGCTAATGGTTTTCGTTTACCTATTCTATTCATTTTGTACTCAGGAAATATCTCATGTCGAAATGTAGGGTAAGAAGTAAAGCACATAACCACATCATGCTTGTCTTCTGCTATCTGTTTATATACTTCTAACCTGCTTTCAATCAGGTTCATTATATCTCTTTCATCAGAGTGAAGAGTATGTTGCCATTCATTCCATCTTGTATCTATTTCACAAGCACAACAAGAAGAATAAACTAGCCAATCAGCATCAATTAATAAAGTCATAGTTCAGCGAAATCATTTTCATATACAATTAATCGACCTGTCTTCTGGTCGTACAATAATTTATCTACTTCTCCTGTCATCCCTGTATGTCTAGACTTAAGTACCTTTAGCTGTAATCGCTGTCTCTCACTAGCATCTCCTGTCTGATTTCTGGATGCACTCAGTACTACATCACTTAGTTGTAATAGTGAATGAGATCCTCTCAAGTCTGAGGTATCAACTTCCCTGCCTGACTCATGTGATTGTCCTTGTGGTCTGCGTAAGTGACTGACCAATACAAGAGCTATACCTGTGGCTTCACATAAACTTCTTAGCTTGGTCATTATAATATCTATTGCTTTACGTTCATTGTCTAACTCAAGACCAGATAAAACTATACTGATGTGGTCAAGGATTACTACCTGCACTCCATCAACTGTTGCCAGGTATCTGATCTGTTCAAGCAATACATCAGGTTCAAGACTACCGAAGTGATTGTATAAAAACAAATTACGACTTGAAGTAAGTTTATCAAAGGCAGTCTTTAAGGCAGCTTCATCTATGC